CTTATCACCTCGTTGAATGCCTTCGATGATAGTGTCAACTACTTCGTTTGTGACTTTTATCATTGATTTTGGGTCTTTAGCGCTACTCGTTTGACTTTCATCTATCAAGAGTTGTGTGTATGAGATTAAGTCGCTTAGAGAAAAACTTGTATTGATTGCTTGAATCTTATCTATAAACTTCTTTTGTAGATAGTTTGCTTCTAGTTCGTAGAGATAGCGTTGCACATTAGGTGTGCCATAGACATTTTGTTGTAACTGAATTACACGAATTATCTCTTTCTTCTCAAACTTGCGCCCTAGAGTAACAACATCGATAGGCTCGTTGTCATAATATAACTGAGTCAACACATCAATCACTTTTTTGTTAAAGTCATCTGTAAACCACTCTTTCTTCATCTTTGGTAGTAGCGCTCTCTCAGAGTCGAACCAAAGTAATTGTGAAACTATGTACTCTTCGTTATTCATAATTGCTAGGATTATATGCTTTTGGTTTGTTGTAAACTACTTGCTCTTGTTTTACTTCTTTTGATTTGTATATACCTGCGTAGTTTTTTGATATTGAGAACTCGACTGCGCTTTCAAACTCTTGCAAAGTACTAAATTCTTTTTTTATTGTTTTAACTAGAGTTGAAATTCCTATGGGTTTATAAGATTGATTGCGTTCTTTTTTGTATGATATCCAAAGATTAAAAGTTTCAATCCATTCAATCGGTAGTTCTATTATTTCTTTTACTTTACTTTCTTTTACTTTAGAAGCGTTACAAGATGGTTCGTAACTAGTTACAATTTTCTTATCTTGTTGATTATCACGCCATTGT